GGCGGTCAGCGGTCACAAAACCAGCTACATTTACGCCATTGCCCAATGTCAAACGCTGGTAGATAATCGCCCCAAAAGGACAAATATGGCACGAATACCCAATGACCAACGCCTTGCCAATCTGCACTCTGAAGCACTGAGGCAGTTCAACGACATACAAACTGCGCTGCGGGATGAACGTCTGCAATGCCTGCAAGACAGACGGTTTTATTCTCTTTGCGGCGCACAGTGGGAAGGCCCATTGTGGGATCAGTACGAAAACAAACCCAAGTTTGAAGTCAACAAAATCATGTTGGCTGTTATTCGTATCGTCAACGAATACCGAAACAATCGCATCACAGTCGATTATGTAAGCAAAGACGGGACAGAGAACGACAAGCTGGCCGAAGTCTGCGATGGCCTCTACCGTGCTGATGAACAAGCATCGGTGGCTGATGAGGCTTATGACAACGCCTTTGAGGAAGCTGTTGGCGGTGGCATTGGCGCATGGCGTTTGCGGACTGTCTACGAGGACGAGGAAGACCCAGAGAACGAACGCCAGCGCATCAGGTTCGAGCCAATCTTTGATGCTGACTCCAGCGTGTTCTTTGACTTGAACGCCAAGCGGCAAGACAAGTCCGATGCCAAGTATGCCTTTGTGGTCACCAGTATGACCCGTGAAAGCTACAAAGAAACCTACAACGATGACCCAACGGACTGGCCGAAGATCATCCACCAGTACGAGTTTGACTGGGCAACGCCTGATGTTGTATTTGTTGCCGAGTACTACAAGGTCGAGGAAAAGACCGAGGTCATCCGCATATTTGAAGCCATTGATGGAACTGAAGAACGCTACACCCAAACGGATTTTGCGAACGATGAGGCGCTAGAGGAAACCCTGATGGCAATCGGCACTCGCGAGGTGCGCCAAAAGCGTATCAAGCGGATGCGAGTTCGCAAATACATCATGTCGGGCGGCAAGGTGCTCGAGGACGCAGGCTACATTGCAGGCCGAAACATTCCCATTGTGGTGGTCTACGGCAAGCGGTGGTTTGTGGACAACATTGAGCGTTGCATGGGTGCTGTGCGCCTGGCTAAAGATGCCCAACGTCTCAAGAATATGCAACTGTCCAAGCTGGGTGAGATCAGCGCACTGTCGAGTATCGAAAAGCCCATCATGACCCCTGAGCAAGTAGCAGGGCATCAAGTGATGTGGGCTGAAGACAATCTGCGGGATTACCCTTATCTGCTGGTCAACCCAATCACTGGGCCAGATGGCAACACTCAAGTGACTGGGCCATTGGCTTACACCAAGTCGGCAGCAATCCCGCCTGCAATGGCGGCACTGTTGCAGATTACCGAGCAGGATATGCAGGACATTTTGGGCAACCCACAAGGGGCTGACAAGATGGTTTCAGGCGTATCAGGCAAAGCGGTGGAGATGATTCAAACCCGTGTGGATATGCAGACGTTCATTTACATGAGCAACTTCGCCAAGGGTATGAAGCGATGCGGCGAGATATGGCTTGGCATGGCAAAGGAAATCTACATCGAGGACAAGCGCAAGATGAAAACCATTGCGCCCACTGGTGAGGCTGGCATGGTTGAACTGATGCAACCCACGATTGACACCGAGACTGGTGCTGTGGTGATGGCAAATGACCTGTCCAGTGCCACATTTGATGTGGTTGCCGAGGTTGGACCATCATCCAGCAGTAAACGTGCGGCCACAGTTAGGGCGTTGACAGGAATGCTACAAATCACCCAAGACCCTGAGACAGCCCAAGTTCTGACTGCAATGGCGATGATGAACATGGAAGGCGAGGGCGTTGGGGATGCAAATGCTTATTTCCGCAAGAAGTTACTGCGGATGGGTGTTGTACAGGCAACCGAGCAAGAAGCACAGGAAATGATGGCCGAGATGCAAGGGCAGACCCAAGACCCGAACGCTGTATTCCTGCAAGCGGCGGCTGAAGAGGCAATCGCTAAAGCAGCCAAAGCCAGAGCGGATACTGTGGAAACTGTGGCGGCGGCAGAACTCAAACGTGCTCAAACACTGGAAACTTTGGGCAAAGTTCAAGAGAACGCACAAAACATGGCATTGACAAATACCGAGGCTGTTCAGCAAATTCTGCAAGGGCAGATTGTTCAGCCTGTTGTCAGGTAAGAAAAAAAGTACGACAATCAAAACAACGGTTACCACCCAGCCGTTCAAAGTGGGTGAGTTGAATGGGGTCAAAGATGAATCAAAAGGCAGTAATTGAAGACAATGAACCAGAAGTAGAAGAAGAGGAAATCGAAGTCAACGAACCCGTTGAAGAGATTGAACCAGAAGATACCGAAGAAGTTGTTGTCAGCATTGGTGAGGAAGCGCCACCTCCCGAAGAACATACTCCTGCGCCTGAATGGGTAAAAGAGTTGCGTAAGACGAACCGAGAACTGCAACGGCAGAATCGTGAATTGCAAGGCAGGCTACAAGCCGCACCACCTGAGACCAAGCCAGTGGTGATTGGAAATAAGCCAAAGCTGGAAGATCACGACTATGACGCTGATAAGTACGAGGAAGCATTGGCAAATTGGTTTGAGCGCAAGCGACAAGCTGATGATGCTAACGCCAAGCAAGAAGCTGAAGTTATGAACCAGCAGAAAGCATGGCAGGCCAAGTTGGATGGTTACGGCAAGGCGAAAGCCGAGCTTAGAGTGAAGGACTTTGAAGATGCTGAAGAAGTTGCTCAACAAGTTTTTTCTATCACCCAGCAAGGCGTTTTGCTGCAAGGTGCAGATAACCCTGCACTCGTTGTTTACGCACTCGGAAAGAACCCTGCAAAGGCTAAAGAGTTGGCTGAAATCAAAGACCCCGTAAAGTTTGCCTTTGCGGTAGCAAAACTGGAGAAAGACTTGAAAGTTACAAACCGTAGGCAAGCACCCGCACCCGAAAGAATCATCAGTGGTACTGGTCGTTCATCAGGTGCGGTGGACTCAACACTTGAACGGCTGAGAGAAGATGCGGCTCGTACTGGCAACATGACGAAAGTCATTGCCTACAAAGCGCAAAAACGATCAGCTACTAAATAAACCAATTAGGAGTTTTCCATGAGCAATTCATTCAGTAAAGAAGAGCGCGTAGCGTTCGAGGACATCCTCGAAGGCTTCAACGATGCTTTGGTGCTGTCCCGCAACGTGTCCATCTATAACACAGATGGTTCGATGATGGAACGCACCAATAACGTCATCTATCGTCCACAGCCTTACATCGCACAGTCGTACGATGGCATGGACCAGACTGGCAACTTTGGCGCATACACCCAGCTTTCAGTTCCAGCGACGCTTGGCTTTCAAAAGTCTGTGCCGTTCATTCTGGACGCATTGGAATTGCGTGATGCACTGCAAGAGGGTCGCTTGGGCGAAGCTGCAAAGCAGAAACTGGCATCCGACATCAACATCGCCATCATGAATACTGCCGCAAACCTCGGTTCGTTGGTGGTCACTGTCAACACAGCCGCTGGTGACTATGACGATATCGCTTTGTGCGACAGCATCATGAACGAACAAGGCGTACAAGCCTTTGACCGTTACTTGGCATTGTCCAGTCGTGACTACAACGGCATCGCTGGCAACATTGCTGGTGGTACTGCTTTGTCAGGAACTGCTTCTCGTAGTTTCGCTGGCAACAAGTCAAACAATGCGTTTGAGCGTTCTTACGTTGGTATGGTCGCAGGCTTTGAGACCTACAAACTGGACTACGCAAACCGCATTGCAGCGGCAACTGGTTCTGACCCAACGATGAGCACTTTGGCCTCGGCAAATAACTACTATGTGCCTGTTGCCACTTCAACTGCGGTCACTGGTGAAACTGCCAACGTGGACAATCGTTTCCAAACGATTACCGTGTCAAGCACCACCGACTTGCCAGCAGGCACTGCCATCGAGATCGAAGGCGTTGAGGCTGTCCATCACATCACCAAACAAGGTACTGGTTTCTCCAAGACCTTCCGTGTGGTGAGCGTGACCAATGCAACCACTTGCGTTATCACACCTCCAATCATTTCTGCCCAAGGTGGAACTGATGCCGAGTTGCAGTATCAAAACTGTATCGTGACTGCCGCCTCTGGTCGCACCATCAACCGCTTGAATGTCGATGCCGCACCTATCAACTGCTTCTGGCAGAAAGATGCGCTGGAGATTCTGCCTGGCCGTTACGCTGTCCCGTCCGATGCTGGTGTTGCAGTAATGCGTGCCTCCACCGATCAGGGCATCGAGCTGGTCATGCAGAAGCAATACGATGTGAACACCATGAAAACCAAGTATCGTTTGGATACCTTGTTTGGCGTGGTTAATAAACAGCCAGAGATGTCCGGCATCCTGTTGTTCAACCAAACACCTTAAGGAAAAATCATGAGTTACAACGTAATCTTTGCACAAGGCACGGCTACCGTTACTGTGCCAGCAGGCGAGAAAATCGCCGTTCAAGCCTACTCGCCAGCAAGTGTGTTTCAAGAAGTTGGTTACCCCAATTTCCCTGAATCACAGGACTTGCTGACCGTAGTCGACAACACCACTTATGTATCAGGCGCATTCACTAATGCCACCAGCGTGACTATTCAAGCTGGTGCATCGGGTGCTTACTACTCGATTGGTGTAGCACCTGACATTAGCAACAATGGCAACTGGCAACCTCAAGGTGCGCCAGCCAACATTGCTGATGGCGGCACGATGATTGCCACAGCAGCCAATGTGCTGACTGGCATCATTACTGCAACACCAACTCAAGCCCGTGATATTCAACTGCCAACAGGTGCAAACCTTGACTTGGCAACTGAATGGGCGATTGGTGATTCGTTTGACTTCAGCGTTATCACTTTGGCTGCATTTGCTTTGACCATCACGGTCAATACAGGAATTACATCCATCGTGGGTTCTGCTGCAACTGGTGCTACCTCAGGCTCTGTTGCTCGGTTCCGTCTGCGTAAGACTGCCGCTGATACATTCACTGCGTATCGCGTTGGTTGATAAACCCTGACAGGCCAGCAGAGATGTTGGCCTGTTTTACATGGAGATCGAAATGCCAATGAAACAAGGTTATTCCAAAAAGACCATCGGCAAAAATATTGCTATGGAAATGAAGTCAGGCAAGCCCCAAAAGCAAGCCGTTGCAATGGCACTTGGCATGGCAAGCAAGTCGGCAAAAGCCGCTGGCAAGCCTAGCAAAGCACCAATGAAAAAGAAATGATCAAGTCAGCCGCAATCGTCAAGACCAAGACTCTTTCCCCGTGGAAGGAGTTGCGGCTGCAAAAGCGCAAGCTGAAAAAGTCTCAGGCCGCAGAGCGCAAAGCAACTAAACAGGTCTGCCCATCGCCCATTGGCAAGCGGATGCCTGCAGTTATTGAAACGCCTGAAATTGTTGAAACCTTTGTTGAGGAAACTTCTGTTGAGGATACCCCACCGACCCGTGAGGAAATGTTGCAACAGGCAGAGTTGATGGGCTTGAAGGTTGACAAACGCTGGTCAGATGCGACACTTCTGAAACACATTGAGGAATCAGCATGGGCTACACAAAACGACAGTTTGTAAGTGCCGCCTTTGAGGAAATCGGGCTTGCGTCTTACGTCTTTGACTTGCAACCAGAGCAGTTGGAATCTGCCCTGCGCCGCCTTGATGCAATGATGGCAGACTGGAACGCCAAGGGCATCCGTTTGGGTTACCCTTTGCCATCCAGCCCACAGGATAGCGACTTGGACGAAGAAACCCTTGTCCCTGACTCGGCTTATGAAGCCATTATTTGCAGTCTCGGTATCAGGCTGGCTCCAAGTTATGGCAAGACCGTAATGATTGAGACCAAGACCACGGCAAAGCAAGGGTATGACATCCTGCTGCAAAGAGCCACATTCCCGCTTGAACAGCAACTGCCTGCAACAATGCCTGCTGGTGCTGGTAATAAGCCTTGGAGGGTCTACGACAATCCGTTTATCAGACCACCAGCCAATCCAGTCACTGCTGGCCCTGATGGGCCTCTTGAATACTATTAAGGACAGTCATGCCACAAATCAATCAGTTACCCGTTCTCAGCACTGTTTCAAGCGGAGACCAGTTACCCGTTTACTCGCCCAACAATGGGGATGCAAGACGCACCTCGATTGGAAGTTTGCTGACGTTTTTCCAGCAAAGTTTTGCATCACCAACGCTGTCGGTGAATCTTTATGTGCCTGGCTCTGGGTTCAACATTACAGTTCCAACTCCTGTCAGCCAAGACCAATGGATGCTATTGCAACCCGCAGGAACGCTGGCAACTGGCACGATTACCCTGCCGCTGAACACTGGTGTTCCTGATGGCACTACGGTGCTGATTACCACCACCCAAGAGATTACATCACTGACCATTGCGTTGAATGGTGCGACTGCGCTTTATGGCGGCGTGACATTCTTGAGCGCAGGGACTGCCACAGCCATTCGGTTTTATCAGCCCACAAACTCTTGGTATCAGATTAATGCTGATGCGGTTTATGGCGCAAATGTGCAGGCATTTTTGGCTGTGCCATCAAGTGCCAACCTACGGGCGGCAATGACCGACGAGACTGGCACTGGTCTGTTGGTATTTGCAACCAGCCCAACCCTGACAACCCCGATACTTGGCACGCCGACATCGGGAACGCTGTCAAATTGCACAGGATTGCCGCTAACGACTGGCGTGACTGGCGCTTTACCAGTTGCAAATGGTGGCACTGGGGCATCAGCAACAGTGCAGTCACTGAGTGGCGCAGGTGCGGTGAATATCACAAGTCTTGCCACTGCTTTCACTTCAACTGCCACTGGCAATGCACTGACACTTGCAGATGGCGCACAAGGCCAACTTAAGACAATTATTTATGTTGCAGAAGCGGCTGGTGGTGATACTGGTGTTTTGACCCCAACCAACCTTGGCAGCGGAACTACAATCACTTTTAATGCGGTTGGTGATTCGGTAACTCTCCAGTTTGCTGGCACTGACTGGTGGGTTGTTGGATTCCGTGGTGCGGCAGTCGCCTAATGGCAACCAAGCCCAAGTCCTCTGTTAATGCGGCTGGCAACTATACAAAGCCAACCATGCGTAAGCGTCTCTTTGAGGAAATCAAAGGTTCGGCTGTGCAAGGGACTGCGGCTGGTGAATGGTCGGCTCGCAAAGCCCAATTGTTGGCCAAGAAGTACAAAGAAAAAGGTGGCGGTTATAAATGAAAGCCACACAAAAAAGCCTCAAAGACTGGGGGGCGCAGAAATGGCGCACCAAGTCGGGAAAGCCATCGTCTGAGACTGGCGAAAGATACCTGCCTGAGAAGGCCATCAAGTCACTGACAGCGGCTGAGTATGCGGCAACCACAAGGGCAAAGCGTGAGGCTACCAAGGCAGGCAAGCAGTTTGCCAAGCAACCTAAAAAGATTGCCGAAAAGATTAAGGGGTTTAGATGAAAACGCCAGCTTACGCACGCAAGGAAGGCCAGAACCCTAAAGGCGGCTTGAATGCTAAGGGCAGGGCTGCGGCAAAGGCTGAAGGCATGAACCTCAAGCCACCAGTCAAGTCAGGCGACAACCCACGCAGAGCATCGTTCTTGGCTCGCATGGGCGGCAATGCTGGCCCTGAATACAAAGACGGTGAGCCTACCCGCTTGCTGTTGAGTTTGAGGGCTTGGGGCGCATCATCAAAGGCAGATGCCAAAGCAAAGGCGAAGCGCATCAGTGAACGCAACAAGGCTAAGTGATGCAAATACCTATTCTTAACGGCATCTACACCGACAGCACCCCTGAACTGCGTACAAGTTACCCAGTCAACCTTGTGCCTGTGCCAAAACAATCAGGCATCAGCAATGGGTTTCTGCGACCAGGCGATGGGATTGTGTCCAACGGCACAGGGCCAGGCATTGATCGTGGTGGCGTAAACTGGCAAGGCAATCTATATCGGGTGATGGGTACAAAACTGGTAGAGATAAGTGGCGCAAGTACAGTAACTGTGTTGGGCGATGTAGGTGGTCCAACTGACCAGTTGGTGACCTTTGATTACAGCTTTGACCAATTGGCGATTGCATCAGGTGGGCGGTTGTATTACTGGGACGGCTCGACCCTGACGCAAGTGACTGACCCTGACTTGGGTGTGGTGCTAGATGTGGTGTGGGTAGATGGATACTTCATGACCACAGATGGCGAGTTTTTGGTAGTTACTGAGTTGTCTGACCCGACCCAAGTTAACCCGCTGAAATACGGCAGTTCAGAGGTTGACCCTGACCCCGTGGTGGCTTTGCTCAAGCTGCGAAACGAGGTCTATGCATTGAACCGCAACACGATTGAGGTATTCGACAACGTGGGTGGCGAGTTATTCCCATTCGCACGAATTGATGGCGCACAGATACAAAAGGGCGTGATTGGCACACAAGGGTGCTGTGTGTTTATTGACCGCATTGCTTTTTTGGGCAGTGCAAGGAATGAAGCACCAGGCATTTATGTGGGCGCAGCCGCCGTGACTGAGAAAATCAGCACACAGGAAATCGACAATCTACTGCTGGAGTACACCGAGGCGCAATTAGCCTTGGTCAAGCTAGAAGCAAGGAACGACAAGAACCATGAGCATCTTTATGTCCACCTGCCTGACCGCACAATAGTCTTTGATGCATCGGCATCCAAAGCCTTAGAAACGGCGGTTTGGTTTACCCTGACTACAACTTTGGCTGGATTTGCACAATACCGAGCCAGAAACATGGTTTGGGTTTATGACAAGTGGATGGTAGGTGACCCACAATCCAGCAATATCGGCTACTTGGTGCAGGACACAGGTCATCATTGGGGGCAACAAGTGCGCTGGGAGTTTGGCACTTTGATTGTTTACAACGAAAGCAACGGGGCAATCTTTAATGAGATGGAACTGGTCAGCTTGACTGGAAGCATTGCACTGGGCGAAAACCCTCAAATTAGCACAAGTTACTCTTTGGATGGGCAAGTCTATTCACAAGAAAAATTCATTGCTGTTGGCACGATTGGCAACCGCAAGAAGCGTTTGGCTTGGTTTCAGCAGGGTCACATGAGGAATTGGCGCATCCAGCGTTTCCGTGGGGACAGTGATGCCCATGTGTCCTATGTGCGTCTTGAGGCGCAGATTGAAGCATTGGCGTACTAATGGCAACCGCACCCATCTCCCGCAAGCTGAACCTGACCCGTGACCAGCTTGCCACATTCCTGACTGATCAACAGCAAATCAGGCAGTTTGAACTTTTATTTTCGACTGTTGATGCGATTGCGCCCGATGTGGTGCTTGAGATAAATATTGCCGCAGGGACAGCCCAATCAACAGCAAATGATGCATTGGCGCAGATCATTGCCTTGGCGCAAGAGACTGAAGTTAATGATGCAGCATTGACCGCCAAGGCGCAGGACGCACTGGACAGGATTGCATTGCTGGCGCAAGAAACTGCGGTGACTGTGGCATTGGCTGAAAGCAAAGCAAATCAGGCTTTGGCACTGGTGGACAAGCTGAATAAAGCGGTTGAGGGTTTGCAGATGACCCCTCCGCCACGAGAGTTCAAACGAGCAAGATATGGGTCGTTTTACGACACCACCACCCAGACAGCCACCACAATCAACACAGCCAAGGCCATCACATTCAACAGCACGGACCTGAGCAATGGGGTATTTATTGGCAGTCCAACATCAAGAATCGTGGTGGACAGTGAAGGCATTTACAACTTTGACACATCGTTTCAGCTTGATAAAACTAGTGGCGGTGTAGCAGAGTTTTATTTTTGGTTTAGGCTTAACGGAACTGATGTGCCAGACAGTGCAAGCCAGATTAGGGTTCAGGGTAATAACGGTGAAATTTTCTCGTCGCTGAATTATTTTTTCGACCTGAAGGCCAATGATTATGTTGAACTGATGTTTTCGGTGAGCGACCTCAGTGTTGAATTACTTTCTGTTGTCGCAACGCCACCAGTTCCAGCTATTCCGTCCATAATCCTGACAGTTTCAAATAATATCGGAGGTGTCCAATGACAGTTACAGTAAAAGTGTTAATCCCTGCAAAACAGGCAGAGAACAGCCAAACCACCCAATACACCGCCAGCAATGTCAAGGCGATTATTGACAAGTTCACGGTGACCAACACCAGTGCCAACAATGTGACTTTCAGTTGCAACTTAGTAACTACTGGCGGCACGGCAGGGGCATCAAACCTGATTATCGACACACGCACCATCGTGCCAGATGAAACTTACACCTGCCCTGAATTGGTGGGACAAGCACTGGAGGCTGGTGGTTTTATTTCTACAATCGCAGGGGCGGGAACATCCCTGACCATCCGAGCATCAGGCCGAGAAATCAGTTAAGGAGAACAGCATGAAAGAATTTATGGTTATCCCGCGGGGCTTTAATGGCTTGCCGATGGACGAGGAGTTTTTGACCAATGCCCAAAACAAGAAGAACTATGCCGTTGCGGTGGCTGACTGGAACTATGGCCCTGAAATGCCCACCAATGAGGCTGGCGCAAACAAGGAGTTCTACGCAGGGCTGGCAGAGGCGATGCAGTGCGATGAAAAAGACGCACGGCGTAAGCATTGCTCAAACTGCGGGTATTACGACAACAGCTTTATGACCCAAGTTCGGATTGATCGCATCCCGATGGCGGCTTATGACAAAGGCGCAGGCTTCAGGGGTCACTGCGAAAAGCTGGACTTTATCTGCAACGATATGCGGGTTTGTCAGGCTTGGGAAGACGAAGAATATGAGGATTGACCTTTTGTCAATTTGTGCGAAAATTCAGTCGCTGAGTTCTGGCATCCAGCGGCCTGCCCTGTATAGGAGTTGTGCATGACCGATGGACTGCGAGAGAACCTGACCAAGGTTTTTATGCTTCCCCAACCAGCCGTTGAGTGGTTGGTAATGGTCTATGACGCAATTCAAGTCTTTGATGACGTAGCAGATGGCGATCCAGTAGCACGGGAAGACCTGAATGCGGCCATTTGGAATACGCTGGTGGGTATGCACCAGAACGCATTTTTTATCGGCAACAGCAACCATTTAACGCCCTTGTTGGCGACAATGATTCTCAAGTGGCAAGCCTCGGACACGGCAGAGCGCAATAAACAAGCGGATGCCAAGTCGTTCATGTGGCGAGCTGGATATTACGATTTGATTTTGATGGCGGTCTCGCTGGTGCATGGGGCTGGTTTTGCTACCAAGCACGGTCATCATGTGATGGCTTTATATGGCGAAACGCTAGAAGATTATTTAAAGGAGTTCGGCGATGCCTGATCCAATTACAGGTCTATCCATTGGGGCATCCCTGCTTGGCAGCAAAATGCAAGCAGATGCCGCAAGCGAAGCATCAGGCGCACAGGTTCAATCTGCTGAAGCTGGCATTGCAGAACAGCGTAGGCAGTTTGATGCAATGCGTGAAATACTAAAACCGTATGTTGCCGTTGGGGAGGGTGCTCTTACTGGAATGCAACCTTTTGCAGAGTCAGGCGCACCAGCACTAAGACAGCAACAAGCGTTAATTGGTTTGCTTGGACCAGAGGAAGAACGCGCCGCCATCGAGCGTATTAGCGGGGGTGAGCGTTTTCAGGAACTTACACGCCAAGGCGAGGAAGCGTTACTTCAAAGAGCATCAGCCACTGGTGGGTTAAGGGGCGGCAATATTCAAGGCGCATTAGGTCAATTTAGGCCACAGCTTTTGTCCAGCTTGATTGAGGAGCAATACGGGCGGTTGGGTGGCTTGGCAAATGTTGGACTTACAACCCAGCAGAACTTGGCAAAAATTGGTCAATCATCAGCCGCAGGCGTTGGTGCTGGCGGTATGGAGTCGGGTACAAATATTGCCAACTTGCTTGGGCAACAAGGTGCGGCACGAGCTGGTGGTATTCGTGGTGAAGCCACTGCTTATGGCAAATTATTAAATGCACCTTTTCAATTCGCTGGGTTTCAATCGGGCGGCGGTTTAAGTGGCCCAATGAATTTTGATCCGTTCAATCAAATTGGCGGGGGGATGTTTTTCTAATGGCAACAATTAGCCCAAACCTACCACAACCGATAGATTATTCTATTGACGTAAAAATGCCGTTTGAAGCCTCTTTGGAAGGCTTTAAATTAGGTTCAGATGTAGCAACAATTCAAGCTGCACAGCAGAAGCGTTTGCTTGACCAGCAAGCAATGCAACAAACACAAGCACGGCAAGCTGAACTTGGCACAAGACTCAAAAGTTTTTATAACAAAAAACCAGAGGAAAGAAACTTTGAGGAAATCGAGCAGTTATTTGCATTCGCAGGAAACAAAGAACAGCTAGATGCTTTGAAGTTAATGGCTGAAGGTACGGATAAAAGACGGCTTGATGCTGACAAGCGTTTTTATGCTCAAGTCATGCTTGGGTTGGAATCAGAGCCAACTGCTGCATATAAGTTATTAGATGACAAGATTTTGGCAGAAAAAGACCCAGGCCAAAAAGCGGCATTGGAAACAATTAAAAGAACTGCTGAAACTGTCAATCCAGCCGCCGCAGTAAATTTAATTGAACCATATACAGCCTCAATATTTGGAAAAGACTGGTATGCAGGCTTAAAAGAAGCTCGTGGTGAAAGACGATTGCGCGAACAAGAAAAGCCCACTCTCGAAAAATTAGAAGCCGAAGCAAAATCAGCAGGAGTGACAGCAGAATTTGCACGTCCATTAGCACAAGCTCAACTTGATAAAGCTAATAAAGAAAAACTTGCCCCAAGTGTGCAAGAAGCGCTTGATTTTGCAAATCTAACCCCAGAGCAACAAAAAACATTTTCTTCACTGCAAGTTCTAAAAAAACCTGCTGGCGCAGTAACAAACGTAAATGTTACTAACCTAGAAAAAACGGCAGAAGGTGAACTTGGCAAATTAGTACCTGACCTATACAACCAAGCTAATTCAGCAGCAACTCAGCTAACTGACTTACCAAGATACCGTAAGGCATTAGGTGTTGCCATCACAGGCCCATTGGCAAATGTCCGTCTTGATGCAAACAGGATTGGTGAAGCATTAGGTTTTACTGGCGATAAGAAAATCAATGCAACCAGAGAATTGATACAAGGACTCTCTGAAATGGCTTTGAAGTCGCGGTCAATGTTGACTGGTCAAGGCGCAATCACCGACAGAGAGCAGGCACTTTTATTGCAAGCCCGTAGTGGTGATATAAGTTTTTCAAAGGGCGAGTTGGACGTTATTTTTAATGTCGCTGAGCGTGCGGCAACAGCACAGTATGAAAAAAGTAAAAACCTTTTACGTTCTGCCGCAGCAAAAAGCCCAACAGCGCAATTATTTTTGGACAATGTTGAAACTTTGCCTGGGGCTGTTGGCGGCGGTAGGGGTACAGTAAACCCACCAGCGGCTGGTCAGCGCAATGTAACTGTGGATTATTGATATGCCATATTCAATAACAACAAAAGACGGCATCACAATTAACAACATTCCTGACAATGTTCCTGCTGATTCGCCTGAACTGAAAGCAAGGGTGGCGGCAATTCGTGCTGGACAGCAACCTACCGAAAGCGCATTAGAGGCGGCTGGCGCACCAACACCAGAAGAACCGCCAAAGATGGGCTTTTTTGAGGGTATTGCTGAATCAGTAACTGGTCGTGCCCGTGCTACACCAGAGACGCAAGCATTGCCTGAATGGACTGGAATGCCAGAACTCAATCAAATGAGTGTGGCAAGTTTTAAGTCTGCGCTTGGCAGTTTACTGTCCAACCCAAAAGAGACTGTGCAGATTTTGCAATCCAACTTTCCACAACTTGGTGTGCGGCAGGATGCAAAGGGCAATTACATCTTAAAGTCATCGGTTGACCAAAAAGAATATGTAATCCCGCCTGGCTTTTCTATGGGTGATATTCCCCGTGCTGTTGGCGGTTTGCTGGCTTTTACTCCAGCAGGCAGAGCAACGACTATTGTTGGTGCGGCTGGCAAAGCTGGATTGACACAGACGGGCATTGAGGCCACACAAGCCGCAACTGGTGGAGAGATTAGCCCAACAGAAATAGCCGTAGCAACCGCCACAGGCCCATTAGGACAAGTCATTCAAAGGGCTGTCCCGCCAGTAGTAACGGCTGTAAAAAAAGGCGTAGAACGGGTTACAGGACGACCAACACCAGCCCCAAGGGTTGAGCCACAGATGGAGACTGGTGCGCCGATGGGTACAGCATTAGCACCTGAAGGCCCTGCGGTAGTTCAAGCTGTTGAGGAAGTGGTAACCCCATCTACTGCGCAAGTCGTAGCGCCAGCCGTTGAAATTACCGAGGAGGAAGTTGGCACTTTGGTCAAAAAAGCATCAGGCACTGGCTTTGGTTCGACTGCGGCAAGAGACAGATTGGCTGACTTGGCACAGGTCAATGTGGCAGCAAAAGAAGCCGCAGACCGTCTTGGCATCCAACTGCCTGCTGATGTGTTCAGCGATAACCCACAAGTAAGGGCGGCGGCTGGATTGACCCGTTCTGTTGCTGGCGGGGACCCAGAGGCCGCATGGCGTAATACAGTATCTCAAGCTGTTGACAAAGCAGATGATGCAATTAAGCAGTTTGATGCAACTTTTGTCGAGGGTGCTGTTGCGCCTGGTGTGGTATCGCAAAAAATTAAAGATACTCTGACCAAGACTCGTTCAGACCTTAACACGGCGGCAGGGAAAATATATAACTCAGTCGATGAAAAAGTGCCAAAGACAACTGTGGTTGATTTGCCAAAACTGCGAGAAACACTCGATGCAGTTAAAGCTGAAGTCGGCGATGCTGGGATGTCAGTAGCAGAACGTAATTTGTCAAAGATGATTGAGGCTGGCAATGTGACCTATGGTCGATTGAAGCGTGAAAAACAGTTAATTGGCAACGCAATCAATAAGCTGGAATCACCTTATGGCAGTATGGCTGAAGCTGATTTAAAGCGGCTATATGCGGCTTTAGCGGACGATCAACTGACCAATGTTGGAAATGTTGGCGGAGAAACATTACGGCAAGAACTACGAGCCGCTAATCTTTTGTATGCCAAAGAGAGGGCATTGGGCAAGCGCATCGTTAATGCATTTGGTCAAGATATTGAAGGCAGCGTTGCCAACAAGATGCGAACAGCGATTACAAGTGCCGCCAAAGGTGATACTGGCGAATTCAACCGCCTTTTGAAAACAGTGCCTGATGACTTACGCAAAGAAACACTTGCAACAGCATTGGCATCGGTTACCAGATCGGCAAGAGGCGCAGAAAAGGGCGGCTTTGGATTCTCTGAGTTTGCTGACCTATACCCCAAGTTAAGAGCCAACCCGCCTGTTTTTAAGACCATTGTGGACACGTTGGGCAAAGACTCGGCAGATGTACTCAGGGACTTGTTTGAGGTCTCTAAGCGGGTCACAGAGGCACGGGCAAACGTATTGACAACAGGTAAAGCAAATCAAGCCTTATTACAAGGGATGCAAGCGGAAAGTTTGATTGGCAAGGTCATGGAAAGCACACTTGCAAAAGGTGTTGTGACTGGTGCGGCGGCTACTGGTGGTCCTATTTTGGCTGGAGCAGCATCAGTTATCACAAGCGCATTGACGCAGGGCAACAAAGATGCTTTGAAGTCGGCAGGCAAATTGTTTGCTGATGAAAGTTTCCAAAGTCTTGCAGTAGAAGCTGCAACCAAAGGTGAGAGTGCCGCAAGTCTACGCAGAGCCGCCGCATCGCCTGCATTCAGTAAATTTGCAGATGCAGTTGGTTTGCCAAAGAATGTTGATGCGAGAATTCAATTCTTACAAAGCGCAATCCAAGCTGGTCAAGCTACACAGGAGAATGAATAAATGTCAGCACTATCAGTAGAACCACCATTCCCATCCTTTGCGGGTGCTGATGGACAGCCGCTGGACGATGGTTATATCTGGATTGGCACTGTCAATCTGAACCCAATCACCAATCCGATTGTTGCCTATTGGGACGCGGCGCTGACCATCACTGCTGTCCAACCCATCCGCACCAGTGGGGGTTATCCTGTTTATCAAGGCACACCAAGTCGCATCTATACTGCAAGCGATTACTCCATCCAAGTACAGGACAAGAACGCCACGGTGGTTTATACATCGTTGAACGGAAATGCTTTCCCTGGCTCTGCTGGCAACTTGTTTCTAAACGCTACTGGTACAGGCACACAGACCATTTTTGCTGTTCCATTTAACCCAAGTCTGATTTATATCAACGGCGTATACCAGAACCAGAACACTTACACATTCACTGCTGGCAACGTAACATTCAGCGAAGCCCCGCCCGTAACCTCAATCATTGAATTCGTATTGTGAGGAATAAACCATGTTAAAATCAGTCTCATCCATCACCAACGCCATCGGTGCGTTGAACTTTAAAGGCACGTGGGATGCCAACGCCAACAGTCCTGCACTGGCCTCTAGCGTTGGCACAAAGGGCGATTACTACGTTGTTGGCACAGCAGGCTCGACTAACCTGAACGGCATCAGCAACTGGGGCGTGGGCGATCTTGCAACCTTCAACGGCTCTGTCTGGCAACGGGTCGAGGGCGGCGCTGATCTGAATGGTGTGAATCTTTCTGTTTCTGGCACAAGCACCCTATCCGGCTTGACCGCATCCACTGCGCTGGCACTGAACGCAAGCAAAGAGATTATCAGCGTCACCAACACTGGCACGGGCAACAATGTGCTGGCAACCACACCGACTTTGGTTGGCGATGTCACGCTGTCCACTGGCAATCTTGTTGTAGCAGATACAAAAGGCATCGACTTTTCTCTCACTCCAGGCACAGGCACAAGCGAGTTGCTGGACGACTATGAGGAAGGTACATGGACGCCAAACCAAGGTGCTGATTTAGTTGTTGTGGGTACGTTTAGTTCTAGCGGTACATACACTAAAGTTGGAAATATGGTGACAGTACAGGCGCATTTGCAAGCAACAACAAGCATAGCTTGGTCGAGCAATCCAACCATAGTTTCAACAAATCTACCTTTTGTTTCTGCAGGTGGTAGAGAATTTACTGGTACTGGACACAATCAAAATTATGCAACTTTTTTTGCAACATTTGCTGGCGGCTCAAGCACTATTTTTGCAGTTGGGGCGTCATCAGCAGCTCCTAGTGTTGATCTTAGCCTGACGTACTTTGTCTAAGGAATAACAATGTCACTTACCAAAGTTTCGTATTCAATGATCCAAGGCGCTGTTGTCAACGTCTTAGATTTTGGCGCTGACCCAACAGGCGTTGCTGATTCAACAACCGCAATTCAAGCAGCAATTAATTCGCTTGCGCCCACATCATCAGCAGTTACGCCAGCAAATGCTGGTGGCGGTACTGTCTACATTCCTGCGGGTAAGTTTCGCATCACTGACACATTGCTTATTGGCTATGGAATCACCTTAATGGGTGATGGCGCAGGCGGCTATCCATACCTTGCCAACAACGCGCAAATGTCTGAAATTCAAGTGGATTTTGGCGCAAACGTTAATAAGTGGGCAATTGACAGCGCAACATACGTTACTGCTACTGGACTTCGTGTTGCCTATAACGCTTACGTCAATGGAAACATTGATGCAGACTACAATGGACTTCAACTTGTAGCCATTCGAGGAATAACATTATTTCAACTTGGCGGTCAAACAAACATACCTTATGGCGGCATCCGTTTAATTGGTTGCCCCAATATGGTCATTGATGAAGTGACCATTCAAGGTTTTGGTGTCGGCCTTCAACTCAATACTTGTTTTGGTTCAAGCATCACGCGCATTACTTCGCAGTCTAACTATTACGGATTGCTGTGCTACAACGCCAACAACAACATCTATGTTCAAGGTCAGTTTGACAAGATTGTTGATCCATTAGACTTGACAGTGCCAGCGGGAAGAGTTCCAACATGGATGCCAAGCAATGCCGACTTTATATCAAGTTATTACATGGCGGGGACACATAACGCCGCAAGCAAGGGTGTAATTGTTGCTGCTGATGCGCCTGTCGGGTCTAACAGTGCAACGCTAAATGTCATCACGCAAGGTTGGAATGACCCTGCATTTTTCTTTAATTCTTATGCAACCACATTAGTTAGTCTTTATGTGGAAGGGACTCAAGCGCAAAATATTATTTCTTCAGCGCAAGCGTCATGGACTTGCGTCAATATGCAAAACTTTACCCTAGCGGCAACACGAGTTGTTGACATGGGTTTTCAAAGCGTTGGGCAAATTAATATTGGCGCAAATAATCTATCAACAACTTTTATCCGAAACCTTTGGGGAAGTTTATCGCCAGCTGACCCTTCATATTTGTTGTTGCAAAACACATCCAACACAACTACGGCATTTTCTATTCCAGATCACCCGAGATTACGCAGATTAGTTGGGCAAAACCGTGGCGATGTGACAATGGATGTGACTTCCGCAACGGGAACAATCACATCGGTCACAAACAAAGAAGCGTACTTCATCAAGTACGGTAATCAAGTCACCATTTACTTTACGTTTACTGTTGCCGACAACGGAACAGGCGCAACATACATAACAGTTACTGGTATGCCATTCCCATGTTCTAGCACCATCGGCGCATCGGGTACAGCGCACAATTCAACTTTAGGTTTGTGTGAAATTTATGTTAATCCAACATTTAGTACGTTTATTATTGAAAAATACGATGGGACGTATCCAGCAACAACTGGAGATGTGATTTCAGGTTCGTTCACATATTACACAGCATCAACCATTTGAAGGAAATAATCATGGCACTCAAGAAAACAATTTCTTTTACCCCTGCTGGGTTTAGCACACCAGCAACGCTACAAGACGCATATTGCAAAGTTGTTCAAATCAATGGAGATAAAACAAAAATCTATTTTGATGTCGTGTGTTTTAATAAAACGGACGATGGCATGACTCCTGCGCTTAAAAAGCAGTATGAGTTTGCGCCATCAATGGATGGCCGCAACTTTATCGCTCAAGCATACGAGCATTTGAAAACCCTGCCAGAATTTGCTGGCTCAACCGATTGTTAAACCAAAGCCCAAGTGGATTCTTGGGCAATACTAGGAGAGCATCATGTTGGAAAAAGTAACAGTAATTGACCGCATTGAAGTGGTTGAATCAGGTGTTGTGCAAGTTCGCACAGCTACACGCATCATGGAAGATGGCAAGCAGATTAGCAGCACATTTCATCGTCATGTTGTCGTGCCCGGCGATGATTACAGCGCAGAAGATGCTCGTGTGAAAGCCATCTGTGCTGCAACGCACACGGCTTCTGTGGTAAGCGCATATCAAGCAGCCCAAGCTGCAAGAGGAGTCTGACATGGCACAGAATAGTCAAATTGCATTTGCCCCACTTGGCAAAACCGTTGTCATCCCTGCGGCGGCTAGTGCGCCGACTGGCGTCCAGGCGCTGGTTGATGCACGTTTTGACGCACAAAGCACAGGGCAATACCGCATCATCAATTCCAGCGCAAACACAGTTTTCTTGGGTGTTGGTAGCACGGCTGCAATCGCCACGGCAAATGCTGTTGCGCCTGTTGCTGGTACGCCATCTTCAGCCATTGTGTTAGTGCCTGGTGCTGTTGAAGTCTTGCGCTTTGGGCGTGCATCATTCTTCAGTGGCTTGGCCTCTGCCGCCTCGACTGTTTACATCGTGCAGGGCGAGGGTATGTAATGGCCGAGGATACTGACACACGGCTGGCGGTGCATGAGGCAGTTTGCGCTGAAAGATATGCCGCCATTGAAAAGTCTTTTGCTTCAGGCTCACAACGCATGACCCGCATTGAGTATTTGCTTTATGTGGTGATTGCTGCTGTGTTGCTTGGGCCAGGCTTTGCTGGTGAGTTGGTCAAAAAAATACTGGGGCTGTAAATTGACCCGATCAGCATTTGTCTGCTTGCCGCAGGCTTGGTTAAGCAAATACAAGCTGGGTGTGAGCTGTACAAACAGGCAAAAGAATCTTTCGTTGAGATTAAGCAAACTGCTGATGAAGTTATCGCCATTGGCAAAGAGGTGCATGGCTTTTGGGGTCAATTACTTGCGTTTTTCAGACCCAAGCCCCAAGCGTCCAAGCCTGTGGCGAAAAAGAGGTCAACCTATGTCGCAGTTGACGAGACACAGGTCAAGATCGACATTGTAAAAAACTTAACTGAGTTTTTCAGACTGCAAGAGCAGTTAGCGGCACACATAAGAGAAGAGGAAGAGAAAAGCCTAACAGTCTATGACCCTAATCAGAACTTGATGGAGGCGGCGCTCAAGCGAGTGATGGCACAGCAGGAGATGGATAGATTGGTTGTGACAATTAGGGAGACGATGGTGTACCAATCGCCCAAGGAAATGGGCGCACTGTACTCAGAAGTTCACAAGATGAGGGATGTCATACAAGGCGAACAGGAAAAAGCTAGACTTGCAAAAGAAGCGCAAGAGAGGCAAATGCGATGGCAACGGCGGCAAGAGGAAAGAAACCTCCAGCTAAAGCTGGCGGCAGTAATAGCAACTACTATATTCCTCCTTTACCTGTGGCTGTGGCTGCTCCTGTTAAGTCGCTGGCGGCAGATATGATGGGCTGGATTTTTGCGTGCGTGCTGGTGGGTTTGTTATTGCCCATGCTTGGGTTGCTGTATGTGGACATATTGGAAGCAAAGCATGAAGTCAGGCAACAGCTTGAGAAGGTGGAAAAATTAAGACGCGAGATTGAACAGGAGAAGCGTAAACATGACAAAACATGAACTTACATTGCTGGCGCTAACTGTTTGCATTGGTATCCTTTGCGGTTTGCTGACTGGTTGTGCAGATCGTTTTCGCTATCCATGCCAAGACCCTAAGAACTGGGAACTTGATGAGTGCAAGCCGCCAATCTGCACTGCCACTGGCACTTGCCCAGAACAACTTGTTAAACCAGAACAGGAGAAAAAGTAATGCCTACTGTGACCTACAAACCAAACAACCGCCTGACTGCAGACGAAATTGAAGTTAGGGTATGGGCATTTGTTATTGTGGTCTTGGTGACCATTCTGCTTGGTGCTATGGGTATGTTCTTGTACTCAGTTTCGTTTGTAGTTCAGCCTATGTCGGGCATGGCTAAAATCGACTCTGTTTACTTGCAACAAATCAACACTATCATGGTGTTCATTACTGGCGTTCTTGGCGGTGTGGCGGGTCGGACTGGTGTCAAAGCTATTGCCAATGCAACTGCCAAGGCTGAAGCTACTGACAACGATGAGTCGCCCAAGCCATGAGTTTGTTTAACCCTTGGGTGATTCTTGGCATCGTCATGGCGGTGCTAGGTAGTTTTGGTGTTGGGTACTTCACTGGCGAATTGAATGAGTATGAACGCCAACAACTGGAGATTGCTGCCCTGAATGCCAAGGCAAGGGAAACCGAACAGACAATGGCAAAGGTAGCGCAGACTTATGCAGAGACATTACGAAAGGCAAACCATGTTGCAAAGATCAAAGAAACCCGTTTGCGTGATGATATTGCCACTGGTGCTCTCGGCCTGCGGATTGCTGTCAAAGCCCCCCAGTGTGCCGTACAAGCCGCCACAGATGCCGCCCCTGCCAGCGGAGGTGACGCAGGAACAACATCAGCCGAACTTGACAGATCGGTTGCTGATGCTCTTATCGCCATCACCGCAGAAGGAGATGCCGCCATCAGAAAACTCAACACCTGCATCCAAACCTATGACCAAATGAGGAGCATGAAATGAACTTATCCCCAAACTTCACACTTGATGAGTTAACCCACACCGACCAACGCAACATGGACAACACGCCCAACGATGCTGAACTAGAAAACTTGGTTCGCTTGGCTGAGTTTTTGGAACAGGTCAAAGAAGTGCTTGGCGGCAAGCCAATCATCGTGAATTCTGCGTTTAGGTCAAAAGCCGTAAATGATGCAGTGGGTTCAAAAGATTCCAGTCAACATCGGCGTGGGTGTGCGGCTGATATTCGAGTGCCAGGCATGAAGCCAGATGAGGTGGTTAGGGCAATTATTGAGGCAGGGTTACCTTATGACCAAGTTATCAGGGAATTTGACCGCTGGACCCATGTCAGCATACCTAATGCAGGGGATATTAAGCCCAGAGAAATGGCCTTGATTATTGACAAATCAGGGACAAGGGCGTTTGCTTAATCGGCATAAAAATGCAGCATTGCCAATAAAACGCCAATGCCGATGATTGCGCCAATAAACAAAATTGCGATGGTTATGAGGACTTCCATTTTTTGCACATCTCCTGTACTTTTTGGGACTTTTTCTTTTTATCACAAATATTGCTGAGTTGTTTCAATTTGTACTGCATTTGCATTTGTGCTGGAGTTGGTGGAACTGGTGGATCTTTCGGCAATAAACCCGCCACACCCAGCCAACAGCACCCAGCGGCAACAAGTAGACGATCAAATATCATTCTTCCCCCTCATGCTCTTTAAGTCTGCGCTGTAGCCGCCCGATGCGCTCGACGTTGTACGTGACAATTGACGCCGCATACTCGACCGCCGACTCGGCCTCCAGCTTCTTGATGACAGCCTCTCTCAGTTCCTTGGCGATGATTTCGTTAATCGTCTTGGGTCTGGTCAACTCTTTGAAGTATTTCAACGTTGGGTCAATCCAGCTCATGTGTTCTTTTCCCTTAAGTTTGGTTTCAATGGTCAACACATTGATGCAGTACGACTAGCTTTGCCAGTTCATACATCCATACGGCATGTTGGTTGTCTACATGTGACGAAAGTGTTTTAAGTTCATCATCTTCATAAAACAACACAATGCAAGACTGGTCAGGTTGTATGCGTTCTATTGCATGGGTGAGCATGGCAGTAGCATCCCAATCTTTAAGGTGGTGTACTTTCATGTGTTCTTCTCCTGTGGTGGTGTGCAGGTATGAATGTCGTTTGTGCGTTTGCCGCATCGTGGGCAGAAGTTCTGCTCTGTGCGCTGTGACAATCTTTCAAGTTCATCTGCCGCTTGCAAGATGACTTCTTTAGGGCAGTACTCGTGGTTCAAGCGTAAATCTTCTATCAATGCTTCCAATTCCAATACTTTAATTTCATCTTTTGTCATTTCAATCCTCTGATGTGAATAGCAAAGCTGTTCAAGGTGTCTTGACCAAAACCCTCCATTTTCTCGATATGCTGTGCAACCTCCTCGATAACTTGGTCTCGGTAAGGGTTGGTTGATACGCCTTGCACGGCACGTTTACGCCACAGGCTTTGGCGATCCAGTTCGGCAAATGCTTCATCTTCTTCAGTCATATCAACTCCCGCTGTATAGGCACGAAACACCATTCACGTTCTGTCCTGCCTGACTTGGACTTGGTAACCCGACCAGTTAACTCCACCAAGCCTATCTTGGCCAACTCAGGCAACCGCCTTGCGACTTGGTGGCCATCCAGCCCAGTTAACTCAGCAATGCCATCTTTGCCCCGTGCGCCAAAACGCTGAAGGCAATCCACAATCAACCCAAAGTGCTGCCGAGCCAAGTCCTGTGCTTGGTCTGCGGCGGCGTGGCTGGTGGCTGGGTCAAGAGACCTTGCCCGATTAAAATGGGATTGTTGTATCGTCATTATCAAACTCCCGTGGCTGTTGGCGTTCAGTTGGCTTGAGGTCGTAACAGTTTGCCCATCCATCCCACCCGCCTTTGGGCAGGGGTATCACATCCAGTTTGATTTTAAGGTTGCCGTTATCTTCAAACACCGAGCCGATGTTTTGATAGCGTTTCTTTTCCTCGCCCATCTTGTTAACGTATGAGCCAGTAACCACGGTGATGTCTTTGATCTTTTTCATGCAAGGCTTTCAAGTTGTTGGATTTTCAGGTCTACATCACCCAGAAATTGGATGACTGAATTCTCAAGCGAATCAACCAGTTGTTTGTCAAAGTTGATGCGCTTGATGAATAGTTGGTATTTTTCTGGCATCCGTGGGTCAAAGGATACAAAGTCGCACCACGGGCGTTCTGTGCAGGCCATTTGCCACATCATTTGCGTGATGTATTTTTCTGGCACTTTTTGGTCTAGCAGGGTTGCAATATGGGTGGCGGTATTGGGGCATTTGATTTCCACCAATCCCTTGTCTGCCAAGCCATCAGGAGACGCACCAGACATCTCAATGCGTGGGTGGGTAATGAACCCTACCTCGGTTACCAAAATGTCAGCCTTGGCCTCGTAAGCGGCCCTCGCAAATGGTTCGGTATCAGTACCCCATTGCATGGCTGAGTTGCTAAAAGACTCTGCTGGTTTGCCTGTCATGCGTTCGCAGACCAGTTGGGCCATGTAGTTATCCCTGCTGGTGCTGTAACCCGTCTTGGTCTTGGCGATGATGTCCGCAACCCTGCTGGCGGTGACCTTGCCGCATCTGGCGGCAAACCATTCTGTTGTACCTTGGTCCATTATTTCGCTCCTTCCAGCAAAACCTTTTTAGCGTCTTTTTTGGCGATGACCTTGCTAACCCATGCCTGTTCGCCTTTGGTGGCTGTATAGGCCGTTTTATAGGTTTTCTGCAACTCTGCGATAGTGGTGACTTCATCCATTGCCGCCAGCAGGTCAGCCATTTGGTTTTCGTTGACTTCGGACTTAACCTCAGTGCGTCTGCTGGCGCTGTTGCCATCGTCATCCTCTGGTGCAATACCGCAGGCAGCCATCAAACTGTACCGCCTGGCATAGGTCAGGGCAGAGCCAAACCCTTGCGGGTCTTGCTTGGCGGCTGGAACGTGCAGGATGCCGCACTCAAGCATTTCGCCCGATTCGTGCAGGAATACGGTTTCAACCATCACCCCATCGTTGCAGTCGTAGTTCTTTTGAATCAGGGCAATGCCGTTGTCGTTTAGCCCTTGAATGACTGCCTCAACGCAGGCGGCAAGGTCAGCGTAGCGACTTTTGAAGTGCGGATTGGTGGAAGATTTTAGAGCAGGGCCAAAGGCTTTTTGTGCCTTGACCAGTGCGGTTGCGATGTGTTTCATGTTGACCCCTTAAAAAGTTTTGTTGAAATGTGCATTGATTGCCCGTGCCACACGCTGGCGACTCGGGGGTTCGTACCCAGCATATTCTTTGACTTCTTCTTCAATCCATTGGAAATGCAGCTTGGGCAAGTCGTAAGTGATGTCGATACCATCTTTGAAAACAAAGATGTCAAAGTGACCATCGGCATAGCAATCTTCATCTTCGTACCAAGTCCACTTGACTGTGACTTCATCCCAAATCAGGAAAGTGGTGAATTCGCCTTCTTCTTCGTCATACATGGTCAAGCCCTCCAGTAAAAAACGTCTAAAGCAACCACCACAAGGGCGGCAATGGATACAACCCAGAGGGCAACATTTGCCCAGTTGGTTGGTTTTTTGTAGTGTTCAATGTCAAACATGGTTTTACCTATCAGTTTTGAGAAAAATCGTATTCAAGGCGTTCTGAAAAAGATGGGTTCCAACCATTTTCAAAAGCGTCAGATTGAGCCCAGCGCAAAACAAATTGCTGGGCTGTAAGGTTGCGAGGGTCAAATATTTCGCATTTATTTGCATCAGCAGTAATTTCAATTAGTTCTGCTGGTGTTAAGTTAATGCCGTAATTGGCATAAATTTCTTGAGTATCGATTGATGTAACCATTTTGTTTCCTTAAAGACCCCTTGCGAAATTGCTAGGGCATGAGTGAATTGTAAAGGGTTCTAAACAGTTTGTAAAGAACTTTTCGCTGCTTTTATTAGGACTTTCCCTATGTTTGCAAAAAAAACAAGGGGCAAAAGCCCCAAGTTTTATGCCAATAAAAGTGATTCGGCTTCGGTTTTCAGTCGATTGCCATTGCCAAACCAAGCGTTATTCATGCGGCTGTCAACATTGTGGCCACGTTCATGGTCGATATATTGAGTCACCGCATTGAGTAAACCCCAGCGTGTGCCGTAAACACCTCGTCTGGTTGAACCCATGCCAGCGCCATCGAATAGATCAAGTACTCTTTTGAAGCCCCGTGATTCTTTAAGCGCTTGGGTTTCTGGGTCAAATGATGGTGGAAATAATTGGCTGAAAAAATCTTTTGTATATGCCGATGTGACATCTTGTCGTGCAAATGCTCTGTATTTGTCCATCATTCCATCAAACCCACCAACGATGATGCCCAGTCTTTCACGCATCAGGCTTGAATCAAAATCTGTGCCATGTGTCAACATGACCCGACTTGGAGTTTTCTCGTTATCAGCCGCAGAAAGTGTGTTGTTGCACACAACCCTGATGCTGGTAAATTGACCAATCGTTGCGGCAGAACCATCAAAGGATGTACTCAGTAAAAGATAACCCTTGACTGCATCATCGTGTAAAACCACAGCTTCTTTGTTGACATTTGCTAATGCCCAAATACGCTTGCCGCCTTTGATTGCGCCAGCAACCTCTAATGTGAATCCAGCCGATTGCACCAAGGTATTGAAAAAATCCAAAACATCTGCTGGTTGGTGGATTTTGTAGCGATCAGATACCACGCCCAAAGGTGTATCGTTGTCATTGCGGTAAATGACACTTTTGTTTTTAACTATTTGCGGTGCGCCATGACCTTCAGGCCAAAACATGACTGGAGAGACCTGTGCCTCCCAGTCAAGACCAGCCTCTTTGCGCCACACATCAATGGGTGCATCTTGGGTCAACTGTTGACCAAGACCATGCCAAGGGGTTCTGTTTGCGTAAGCGATCTTTGCTTTGCCTGTGATTGCATTGTTTTCGATTAAGTGAGCCATGATTTTTCCTTAAAGATGGGGCCGAAGCCCCGTTGGTTGATTAAGCGTTTGCGAGTTGTTCGTTGGTAGGGATGTTTAAAAAGCAAGCATCTAAAACGCCTGCATCAACTACCCGACCAGAGGGTGTGGTGTATCGAAGTTCAACAATAAATTTATTGATTGCTTCTACTGTGTAAACAGTGGCATCTGGTAGATCGGTTGCCACCACTTTCATGCCTTTGTGAATGTCTTGAGGTTTCATCGTTTTTCCTTAAAGTACCCTATGCGGAATTGCTGGGGAATGGTTGGATTGTAAAGGGTTCTATACGAATTGTAAATGTGATTATTTTAAGTCCTACTATTTTGTGGGGACTTTAATGTTTCGGTTGCTTAACATACAATGCTCACATGACAAAAGAACAGATTATCAGATTGGCGGGCTCACAGAGTGAGCTTGCACGTATTTTGGGTATCACTAGGGCGGCTGTAAATCAATGGCGGCAGATACCTGAAGGTAGACTTTGGCAACTCAGGGCCATTCGCCCACAATGGTTTTTAACGGAGGAAACATGAAAAAAACACTGATTGCAATTTGGATTGCGGTATCAACCACAACGGTCTGGGCGGCTTGTTCGACACATACTTACTATGCAAATGGCAGGTATGTAACTTGCACAACCTGTTGCTACGGAAATAATTGCAATACAAACTGTTATTGATATATAGTTGAGACACGGCTACCTTTAGCGGGGGAAAAGGCGATTCATCACCGTCCTGCCGATGTTTCTTTTTGTGATGATGACCAATGATGTGAGGTTCTATGCACTACTATCAGTTCAATATAGGTGACTACAAAAGTCATACTGAACACCTTTCCGAAATGGAAGATTTGGCCTATCGGCGATTGCTCGATTGGTACTATCTACACGAAAAACCCATCCCACTTGACAGCAACGAAACAGCAAGACAAATTCGTATGCGTTCGCATGGCGATTGCATTGCATTGGTATTGCAAGAGTACTTTGAGCGCACAGCGGATGGATGGATACATCACAGGGCAAATGCTGAGATTTTGAAGGCTGGCGATAGGTCTCAAAAGGCAAGTGCCAGTGCCAAAGTTCGATGGCATAAGAGTTCTGATGCGAACGCATTGCAGTCGCAATCCGAACCCAATGCTACACAGAACACAGAACACATTACACAAAACACAATAGATATTTATTTGTCTGACGACAAATCTGAGTCAGCAAAAAAATTACCAGACTGTGAACACAAGGGGGTCATTGAACTTTACCACCAATGGTTACCAACCCTACGAAAGGTCGAGGTCTGGAACGCAACAAGACAAGGTTATTTGCGGCAAAGATGGCGGGAAGTTGCTGAAGAGCTGGCGCAGGAAAAGCCGATTGATACTGCCCATGTTTTGAATTGGTGGGGTGATTTTTTTCAGCACATTGGAAAAAGTAAATTCCTGACTGGAAAAGTCAACAGCAAGGATGGTCGAGCATTTACTGCCGATCTTGAGTGGATTTTGAAACCAAGCAATTTTGCAAAGATCATTGAAGGGAAATACCATGGCAATCACTAAGTTCAGAAAAGACGAGCCGCAAGAAAATTTTGACTATCTGATGTGTTCTGTGGCTGGATGTTCAAAACGATGGGCAGTTCACATGGAGGGTCAAAGACCAATGTGTTCTAACCATCAATGGTCAGATAAAAAACCAGCAACAGCAAGGGATATTGCCGCACTTTTACCTAATGCCCCTGTAAAGCACTGGACTGATGATGAGGCATTCTGATGTATGACCACAAATCCTTACTGGACAGAAGACGGGAAGGCCAAGAATTTAGCCTTGCTGACATCAACCGAGCGTTGCAAGATGCTGGAGACCTTGCGCCAGACCGAAGCGAGAGACTGGATTCGCCGATACCGATTAAAAGCGAAAGAACTTGGGCAACAACAGACACAGTTATGGTGGCTGGATGTAAAGATGAGCCTAAAGAAGCGGCGTGGCCAGGCTGGTCTCGATACCTTGACGCAAGAAATGGAGAAACAACGTGATGTCAATCGTCTTTGATGTGCCGCTTGAACCCAAGGGCAAAGGCAGGCCGAGGTTTTCCCGACATGGAAAGTTCACCAAGGTTTACACCGACCAAGCAACACTTGATTACGAAACCGCAATCCAACTGTATGCAAGCAAAGCAATGGGTGCAAGCAAACCCCTAGAAACGCCTGTGAGCGTTTATTTGTACATCAGGGTATCAATTCCCCAGTCGTACTCAAAAAAGCGCACAGAGGCTTGTTTAAGCGGTTCTGAGCGCCCAGCAAAGAAGCCAGATATTGACAATGTGGCAAAGGCATTTTTGGATGCGATGAACGGCACTGTTTACCTTGACGATACCCAAGTGGTTGAGTTGAACATTAAAAAGGTTTATTCAGCGGTGGCTGGAGTGGATGTGGCAATCATGGAGGCAAAATGAGACCAGAAGATGCGGCGCAAGCCATCAGAGACAAAGCCCCAGCATTTGGGGAAGCCAAAGCCCAACGGGTATACCTTGAGGAATTCCGCAAATCCAAAAAAGCCCTGCTGATGAAAGATGCCTTAACATTGGGCATTGAAGCGGCAAACGCGCAGGAACGAGAAGCGTATGCACACCCAAGTTATCAACAGCTTATTCGTGGATTGGCTGAAGCGATTGAAAAAGAGGAAACGCTGAAATGGGAGATTGAGGCGGCACGGCTGGACATCGAGATTTGGCGTTCACGGGAAGCAACCAACAGAAACCAAGACAGGGCGCACCAGTGAAATGCCCAGTTTGTGGGACATGGACAATCGTCAAAGAGACCCGAACATCAACAGGCAACACAAGGCGCAGGCGCATGGAATGTGCAAATGAGCACAGGTTTACAACACTGGAGACAATCGTTGATAGAAAAACACCAATACGTCAGAAGCAAAAAACTGCTGAAGATGGTGGCAAGTCTTGACTGCCAAGCCTGCGGGTCGGGTCACATGGTCCAAGCCGCACACACAAACTGGGGCGGCGGCAAGGGTAGAGGAATCAAAGCGGATGACAATCTGGTGGCGGCTTTATGCCTGAAATGCCATTACGAGATTGACCAAGGGAAAAACTTGAGCAAAGAAGAACGGCAAAAAATGTGGATGGATGCACACAAAGCCACAATAAAAGCACTTGAAGCCGATTGGCCTGTAAACTTGCCTAAACCGATGGAGATTGTATGAAAACCGTCAATAAACCAAAGACAAAGCCAAAAAGCCCAGATAGAGCAGAACTAGCCGATTTGGTCTTTGCGGGTATGCGAAACGGTCTAAGCGCCCACCAAGCCTGCAAACAAATCGGCCTGCCTCAAAGTACATTTAATCACTGGCTTAATGATGACTCTAAAATGGCGGCAGAGTACGCGCGCGCGAGGGAAGACTTAATCGAGCACATAGCCTCGGAGACCTTAAGAATTGCTGATACTCCTGTTGGAAGTACAGACAGCGGCGCAACCGATTCTGGCGCAGTGCAAAAACAGAGATTGCAGGTTGACACTAGAAAATGGCTTTTGTCTAAGTTAGCCCCGAAAAAATGGGGCGATAAGTTAGAGCTTTCCAGTGACCCAGAAAACCCACTGTTTGAAAAACTTGAACGTGTTGTAGTCAAAAATGGGTAAAACCCTACAAATCCACACTCCAGAATGGTGCTTGCCATTGCTTGAGCCAGCCCGATACAAGGGCGCATGGGGTGGTCGGGGCAGCGGTAAGTCCCATGCCTTTGCCGAGCTGATGATTGAGGAACACATCATCGACCCCAAGCGCAGAAGCGTTTGCGTGCGTGAAATACAGAAGTCCCTTAACCAATCGGTCAAACGCCTGCTGGAGACCAAGATTGAGGCCATGAATGCGGGGGCGTACTTTGAGGTACAGGATGCGGTCATCAAGTCCAAAAAGGGCGATGGTGCGATTATTTTCCAAGGGATGCAGAACCACACCGCCGACAGCATTAAATCGCTGGAAGGGTACGACTGCGCTTGGGTTGAGGAAGCCCAGTCATTAAGCCAGACCAGCCTTGACCTACTGAGGCCAACAATCCGCAAGCCCAACAGCGAACTGTGGTTTACATGGAATCCAAGGCAGCAGTCTGACCCTGTGGATTTTCTACTGCGGGGGCCAGAGCCGCCAGCCAGTGCAACGGTCATCAAGGTGAACTTTGGTGAAAATCCGTGGTTTCCACAAGTCCTGAAGGACGAGATGGAGTACGACAAACGGCGTGACCCTGACAAGTATCAGCACGTTTGGATGGGTCAGTACTTGCGAAACAGCAACAGCAGGGTATTCAGAAACTGGAAGATTGACGATTTTGAAGCCCCAGCAGAGGCCATTCACCGACTGGGTGCGGACTGGGGATTCTCTGTTGACCCGACAGTTTTGGTGCGATGCCACATTATTGGGCGCACCCTGTACATTGACTATGAGGCTTACATGGTGGGCTGTGAGATTGTCAACACGCCTGAACTGTTCATGCAAGTGCCAGAAGCTGAGAAGTGGCCTATCGTTGCCGACTCAGCCCGACCAGAGACCATCAGCCACATGAAGCGCAACGGCTTTCCCAAGATCATGACAGCGGTCAAAGGGCCAAAGTCTGTCGAGGAGGGCATCGAGTTCTTGAAAAATTACGACATCGTGGTTCACCCTCGATGCATTCACACCATTGACGAACTGAGCCTGTACAGTTATAAATCAGACCCATTGACGGGGCGAATCCTGCCCCAGCTTGAGGACAAAAAGAATCATGTGATTGATGCTTTGCGATATGCGTGTGAGGGCATCAGGCGGTCAGCGGTCACAAAACCAGCTACATTTACGCCATTGCCCAATGTCAAACGCTGGTAGATAATCGCCCCAAAAGGACAAATATGGCACGAATACCCAATGACCAACGCCTTGCCAATCTGCACGCTGAAGCACTGCGGCAGTTCAACGACATACAAACTGCGCTGCGGGATGAACGCCTGCAATGCCTGCAAGACAGACGGTTTTATTCTCTCTGCGGCGCACAGTGGGAAGGCCCATTGTGGGACCAGTACGAAAACAAACCCAAGTTTGAGGTC